TTTTAAATACTGAACTAATGGGTGCTAAAACTCCACCGCTTGCATCGTTTATACGATTCACCTGAAGTTGTGACATTATGCAACTCCTAATAGTGCTTTAACTTCATCGGCAGTTAAACCAAGTGCAGATAGTTTAGCTAATGCAGAAGTCTTTGTATCAACAGCTACTTGTGCATCCGCTTCAGCTTGTGCAGTTACCGCAGCTAGGTCATAAGTTACTTCATTGCCTTCTATATCGTAAGCATTATTACCACGAATGGTAACTACTGTTGGGTTTAATTTATAAATAGCCTCGTGGTTCATACAGCAATCTCCGTAGCAGAAAGGGAATACGCAGCTGAAGGGTGTACAATAAACGCTGTTCCACCAGCACTAGCACAAGCCATAAAAATTGCATATGTTTGAGTGCTTGTAGTGCCAGGACTAAAATACATTGTGCTGCCCATTGAAATGTATGTTCCTGGATTACAATAACCACCACTATATGCACCGCCAGCATTTGTTCCGTTAGAGTATACTTGTGCAAGAGCAGGAACTACAGAACCTGTAGCCATAGCACTTAGCCAATCAACTCTAATTACACTATTTGCTCTTTTTGGGGTTATTGAAATTGTAATTCCAGTAGCTACAGCGGATGTTGAAGTTGTTGAAATACCTGCAGAATTTTTATCAGACACTTGAACTACTTGAATAACACTACCTGCTTGAGGGCTTTCAGTCGTAATAATAGTTCCGTTAGAAGCAGGAAGTGTCTGCGTAAAGTTACTAGCAGTTGCAGGCTCTTGGATGGTTATTTGTCCTCCAGCAGAGGACTGCAGAACAATACTCATATTGTTTCCTTGTAAGTCTGTAGATATTTAATTGCGCTCTTCATGGTCTGTTCAGATTCTTTAAAATGTTCTATTCCTAAATTACAAGCAGTGCATAACAAACCTCTAATGCTGCCTGTTGTGTGGTTGTGGTCAACGCATAAAGTATTAAGTTTAATATTACATATCTCACAACAACCCCCTAACTTTTCATACTTTACTGCATATTCATCATAAGTAATGTTTATGCCTTGCGCCTTCCATGCTTTTCCACGGTACTTCTTTACACCTGATTCACTCTTTCTTCTTTTATTATCAACTACTCGTTGACACATTTTACAACAAGGTCTTATACCTAAAGGTCTATCATATCTTGGCGTGTACTCTGATGCAGGTTTGTCAATTTTACACTTAGAACATACTTTATTTAAAACCATATTTACAAGATAACCCAGCGACTGTTTGACGGTACAGTTACGGTAACACCAGAAGCGATTGTTAAAGCTCCTACAGAGTGTGCGTTATTACCTGCAGTGATGGAGTAGCTGGTTGAGATGGTGTTGCTGTGTTCGTATAAACCTTTAGTGGTTTTGTTTGCATCCGTATCTAAAGGAGACCAAGAAGCAGTAGTACCGTCAGTGGTTAAGTATTCTCCTGCGTTACCAGTCTGAGAAGGTAAAGCATCAACATTAGCCCATGATGTAGCTGTACCATTGGTAGTTAAGAACTTACCAGAGTTACCTGTTTGACTTGGTGTGTAGCTTGCTGCTAATGCTTCAGAAGCAGCAGCATTGGTTGCTGAGGTTGCTGCAGCACTGGCTGAGTTACTAGCATTTGTTGCGCTAGTGGCTGCTGCGCTGGCAGAGTTGCTTGCATTAGTAGCTTGGGTAGAAGCTGTAGTTGCTGAACCAGAAGCTGCTGTAGCACTAGAGGCTGCGTTACTTGCAGAAGTAGAAGCAGCAGATGCACTGCTCGATGCATTAGTAGCCTGAGTAGTGGCTATACCTGCTTGAGTAGTAGCTGTTGTAGCTGATGTTGAAGCTGAAGAAGCAGAAGCTGCTGCGTTGGTTTCTGATGTAGCTGCATTGCTTGCAGATGTAGAAGCCGCTGACGCAGACGATGCAGCAGCAGTTGCTGACGTAGAAGCATTGGAAGCACTCGTAGAAGCAGCGGTTGCGCTGTTGGATGCATTAGTGGCTGAAGTAGCTGCAGCAGTAGCTGAGTTACTTGCGTTAGTTGCTTGAGTTGAAGCTGTAGATGCGCTAGAGGAAGCTGCAGAAGCACTAGATGCAGCAGCAGTTTGTGCAGTCTCTGCGTTTGTTTCTGCTAGTTCAGCAGCAGTTTGAGCTGTCTCTGCAGCCGCTTGTGCAGCCTCAGCCGCAGCTTGCGCTGTCTCTGCATTGGCTTCAGCAGTCTCTGCGTTAGTTTCTGCAGTTTCTGCATTAGTCTCTGCAGTCTGTGCATTGGTTGCAGCGGTAGAGGCTGTTGATGCAGAACCCGCAGCAGCGGCAGCACTCGCAGCAGCAGCATCGGCATCAACCTGAGCTTCGGCAACGAGTTCACGAATTAATAGGGCTTCGCTTGAAGAATCCGCTACAGCGTCTCCTGCACCACCTGCGCCTCTGTAGATTGACATTTATTCTCCTTGACTTGTTTAAAGACTCTTGTTAAAGAACCCTTAAACAAGACAGCCCTAATTAAAGGGCTATCCTGAGTTGTTACTGCTTAGCCGTTTACAGCTAATACAAAGCCAGTGTCTGGACGCAAAGTCTTAACACCGTACAGCGTGTCAGCAGTGTACAAGGTTGAGAGATACTCTTGCTTGTACTGAGTCTGTGAACGAACACCCATCTGCTCAGCCAACACCATTGTATCACGGTGAGCCAAGATAGCAGCTTTAACATCGCCACCTACATCGTTAGCTGCATCTGTTTCGATAACAGGGCAGTTGCTCGATACATAGATATCGATACCATATAGCTGACCAATCATGCCGTTCTGAACACCACGACCATCAACGAAGTCGCTAGAATTGTAGCGATCGATGCCCATGATAGCAGCACGGAGTGATGGAGGAACTGCGAAGAAACGACCATCCATTGGGGTATCAGCATCGTCCATACGCTTGATCAAGGCACGGAAACCAGCATCAGTAAATACGTCAGCAGCAACTACAGTGTCAGCAGCGTAAGCTGTCAAACCAGTAGAAGCGTCGATGTAGAAGCTGTTGCTATGAACCCAGTCAGAACCAGAACCATTGTCATCACCGAAAGTCTTAGCCAATTGGAACAAGGTGTCGTCAATCTTCTTAGCCAATGCATAGCCAGCATCTTCTGTGTAGAAGCGACGGAGTGATGCCAAAGCCTGAACTTCAACGATGTCCTCAATGAAACGTGAGTACTCAAAGTGCTGGTCTACAGAAACAAGAACTTCAGTCTCGGTATCAGCTTGGATTGTTACAGTTGTGTTAGCTGCCTTAGCAGTAGCTACACCACGAGTTGGCTTAGGAATGTGAAGCGTGTCACCTTTCTTGCCCTTCATGGTCATCTTGTTTACGAGGTTAGCGAGAACCAAGTTTTTCTTATAAGCAGCTACTACTTCGTCACTCCAAATTTCTGGGATAAACTTGTCTGCTTGTGTCTTTGCTACGATTGTTCCAGATCCACCTGGATAAACTGCTGTTGCCATTTTTAATACTCCTAAATAAAATTATAAAATAAAGTTACCGAACTCGTCCTTCTGCGTAGGCATTGAGGATTTCATCTGCCATACTTTCATAACGATTCGGATCTTGCATTCTTAAGCGAATTAAGTCTGCACGACGATATACTGGTTTACCTGTTTCCCCTGTACCACCTTGCTGCACAGCTGCTGCTTTGAGTGCTTTACTGCGACCTTCACTATCTGTCTTCTTCAGTGCTTCATCTGCAGCTTTAGAGGTTTCCTCTTTTTGCTGCCTTAAACCACGCAACGACTTGTAGTTGTCGAGTAGTTCTAAAGCTGAATCAACATCATAGTTATTAGCATCAGCATACAAACGCTGCCTTGCCCGTGAACTTGCAATCCATTGTTGAAAGTCTTCGGACTGTGCTACACTTACAAAATCAGGATGAGTCTTTTCAATTGATTCAAGAGCTGAACGCTGAGCTTGAACTACTTGTTGCTCTTGCAGCTGTCGTAGAACTGGATTAGACTCTAGTGCCTGGTTAATTGCCTTTTGGGGATCTTCAAACCAATCAATCTCTTGTGCTGGTTCAGGCTGCTTGTCGTGCTTGGTTTCGAGTTGTTGCCTTAGAAGCGAGTCAGCTAACTTCCGTACTTCACCTACCTCTTGTGCCTGACGACCGATAAGCTTTTCAGCTTCTTGGTGCATACGAACAATCTCATCAAGAGATTTATTCTTATACTTTTCAGGTACTTCAACTTCGTTAGCAATCTCTTCAGGTTGTGCTGATTCAGCGTCTGGGATTGTACTTCCTTGTTGGTTTAAGTCGGTTAAAGCTTCGTTAGATTCTTCTTCTTGCAGTTCGATAAAATTAGCAGCCATATATACTCCTGTCGCAATGCGATTTTAGGATAATTAAAAATAGCTCGGTGATCAAGAGTTCACTTATGAGCCGTGATTTGCATTTGTTTTCCTCTCCACAGCCAGCTTCTCAGCTCTCTGTCTAGCCCACTTCGATGTAGCTGAAGGGTGGTCGCCACTGATTGGATCTAAATAGATCCTCGGTGGGGTGAGGATACGGGTAGCAGTCCCGTCACATACGCTACACTGAACTTCTTTTGTCTCAACATCTACAAAGGATTCAGTGATATGCGAATCTTTACACTTAAAGTCGTACATTCGTCTAGGCATTATCTTCCTCTACTAGGAGCTGCTCATAAACTTCTGTACTAGACTCTCTTAAAGTCTTGATCCAGTTCATGATGGACAGTTCGCCCTTCTTGAAGTGGAGTTGTTGTTCTGTATCTAAGCCACCTATACGATCTGTGGCATCTATCATTACTTGGATGTCTTCTACTAGGTCTTTCCAACCCTGAGTCGACATCATTGCAAATCTATTCTCGTAGTAATCCTGTAATTCACGATTCATTGTAATCTTTTTCCTTGACTTTGGAGATTATTTGTGATATAGTAAATATTATACCACAGTTTTACTCAAAAGTCAAGTACTTTATTGCATTTTTCTTTGCATTTGCATAGCAGCGATACGCTCATTGGAAGCAATATCAGCCTCTTTGAGGGCTAAATTAGCAATCTTCTCTGCTTTAGTGAACTCATCCATGCCTTGTGTGCTTTGTTGGGCTTTAAAGGCATTAATTTGCATCTCTACAGGCAATAACTGGGTTTCTACACCTGTTTGCTGTGCTTCAGCCTGTGCTTTAGCTGCTTCTGCTTGTACCTTCTGGAGATTAGCCATAGCTGTCTGCATAGCTATCTGTTGCATCTGCTCTTGCATAGGGTCTACAGGCTGCTGAGTCATCTCTTGAAGGGTAGCGATGATCTCTTCACGATTAGACATGCTAGAGGACGCTATAATGCCTTGTAGGAGTACTGGAGTAATAGGAGACTGAGCACCTAGGGTAGACATTAAGCCCATCATCTGCTGCTGTTCGTACTCACGAGCTACCATTCCCATAGTAGAAGTAGGGATAAAGTTAAAGTCTTGGACTGGATAACGCTCAGGATCAAACTGCATGAACCGCCAAGCAGCCTTATTAATGAACGGCATCAGGAAATCTTCTTGGAAGTTGATCAAGGTACGCTTGTTCTTCTTCATAAGCCCTGAGAGAGCCATAGAGAGTCCTGCACCGCTTGCCTCACCAGCAGCTACTTGACCTGGCATTGACGCACTGTCGATCGTTCCTGTGGCTTGCAATAGCATTGATTGGAAGTTCTGTGCTGTTTGGAAACTCTGTGGATCAGTAACACCAAACTTGAATGGCATCATGATCTCGTTAGGGTTACCGTTAACCAGCATGTTCTTACCTGGACGTACTTCGTACTTAGCACCACGAGGAAGCCTTGTAGCATCCATCGCCATCATAGGGGATGTGGTTAGAGCTAAGGAGTCTAGGTGGCTACGGATCTGAGCATCGATAGCCTTCTGCATATTGTAGCCCTTCTCAGCAGTACCACGACCCCAGAAACGACCTGGCATCGAGTCAGCTTGATAAGCAACAATAGGACGATCCTTCATCATGTAAGGGGACTCTTCAGCTTTGAGAAGCCACTGGTCATCCGCAATCACAACGATAGCCTCTACCAAGTTCTGGTAGTCTTCGCCTTTAGAACCTTCAGGGAACAGGTCTACTATCTCGACTCCGTCCTCTTTATCGATGTTCTCAAGGTACTCACGAGGAACTAAACCGTAGTAGCGAACAACACGAATACGATCGTCTTGCTTGTGGGTTACTTCTTGTACTGGCTCTAGCTCCATGTTGGAGTAGCTAGGCATTACATTAACCTTACGATATGTGCCATCAACCATACCCTGTACGATGGTGTAGTAAGGGACATACTCTTCGATAGCTACACCAAGAGAGTCTTCTACGTCTGCTGCATTAGGGTCGATCAGGAAGTTACGAGGATTGACAGGGTGGAGTTGAACCATAAACTGCTTCTTCTCTTGTACACCAATCGCTGCCATCTGAGTTCCAGGAATGATCTCAGTAGCTGGAGACATCACTGTACGCTCTTCTACTGTAATCTCACCGATACCAGTACCATACAGTTCGCCTAGAAGGATAATGTTATCTAGGGCTTTCTTAACCTTACTTACCTTGAAGTCCTCATGCATCTGCTGACGCACTAAAGCAACATCAGCTGGGTTCGTATCTTGACGGTCATCAACGATATCAAAGAACTCACCACGACCAAAGACTGCTTCAGATATCTCTGCTTGCTTGGACTCAATGGCTTGCTGTAGTGCGGGAGTGATTAAGCGACTACGCTCAGAGTCTCGTGTCTTATCGAGTGCATCCCAGATACCACGGAACAGACGCTCATACTCTTCCCACTTGTCTAGGTAGTTTACATCACGATGATCTCGCCATGTATTGCAGTGGTCTACGATGAACGCAATTAAGTCGTTATCCGCATCAGTTTGTTTATCTTCTTTAAACTCTGCCATTTGGTTTCCTATTAATAGCCAGCAATAAAATCAATTGGTTCATAGTCATCTTCACCGTCATCCATGAAGTAGGTAGTTACAGCGAGTTGATCAACGTAGCTTAAAGCATCGATCAAGTCATCGTGTACTTGGTTGGTAGGGAACATCAAGAGCTGATCTACGAACTCTTTCCAGTCCTCATCCTCATTCAGGATTACCTTACCGTGTTCAAAGCGTCCCTGCAATGCCCAGACGATACGCTCTGTTTTATTCTTACCACCGTGCGTTAAGTCTTGAATGGTAGCGTAGGTGTTGTTAGACCTCATCAGATCGCTTAGATAGGGCAACACAGCGTTTCTAACTGTGCCTCGCTCCATTCCTACACCGATAGGTTGAAACTCCTTGATGTTCTTTAGAATCCTTGCAGCGCAGTCTTTGACATCCCAGCGACCATGCTCAATCTTCTTTACAAACCAAACACCATCATCTGTGACCTTAACCACAGCAATTGCAGACTCATCTAACTTCTTCTTACGAGACTCTGAATAGTTGGTATTAGTGAATCCCGCTAAGTCGATTGCCAGGTAGTATACCCCATCGCTTGGTTCTTCACCATACTCAATCCATTGTTCTTTGAATAAGTCTGTTCCTGCATTATCGAAAGAAGCTTCATACTCTTGCTTGAATGAGAAGCTACTTAATGTCTTTCTTGCACCCTCGATCTCTTTAGGATCAATCAGTGGGTTATCTTTAGTAGTGAAGTGCCAAGACTTCCACTCTTCATCTTCATCTGTAAGACCAAGGTTGTACATATCGTAGAACCAGTTCCTACCCTTTGGAGTTCCAATGAACAGAGCAGAACCCTTCTTATCTGAAAGAGAAGCTCTTAAGACCTTCTCCCAAGTATCTGGTTTTATGTCAGCTACCTCGTCTAATACTAGGTATGTTAAGCTGACCCCTCGAAGGGTATCTGGTCTATCAGCACCTCGAACATATATCTTAGCACCATTAATCAAAGTGATATCCATATTATTAACATGGCTACTCTGAATCACTTCTCTTCCTAAATCCATCAGGACATCCCAGATAATCTGTCTAGCTTGTCCTTGAGTAGGAGCAACATACATTACAGCAGAACCTTGCGGGCAACGTAGTCCCTCTACTAATAATGCTACAGCAGATAATCTTGATTTACCACATCGTCGTCCAGCAACAATAACTTTAAACCTGGTCTTATCTTGGAATACTTCTTTCTGCCAAGGTAGTAACTCGAAACTGAGGTTCATTTATATGAATCCTCTTCATTATCTACCTCTTGATAATCTACAATCTCAGCTTCGCAGTAACCTGATTCTGTTACTGCATCAATCTCTTCTATTGCTTCTACTTTAGTTTCACCTAATCCAGTAATATTAATAGTTACTGCATTACGTTGTCCTTTAGCATCTTTCTCAAATAATGATGTGGGTAGTAATCTATCCATACACATCTTGAGGCAAGCTACTTGATCTTTATCGTCATCATCTAAAGCCTTACGGAGTACAGTATCAATTACTTTCGTACCACTCGTTGATAATAATCTAGCTTTAAACTCTTGGATTCGTCCTGCGTCACCTAATGGTCTGCCTACCTTACCTGGTCTCTTCTTGCTCTGCACAAGTGATTTAGGAGGACGACCTCTCCTACGAGCAGGTGCTGGTTCTAAGACATCCACCTTAATAGGAGACAAATCCTTTAAATCTTGAGACATATATCCTTTACCTGCTAACGCAGAGAACAATTAATAAATG